CCTTGATCGGATCATGCGCGGAAAGAGGCTACCCTCGTTCCCGTATGTGACGGTTAAGGGCCCTTCTTCGAAGAGCGCTCGCACCCCCATCCCTGCTCGCAGGGTTGCTGGTGTGAGGTCTCCGAGAGGAGTCCCTAGTCGTCGGACTGGTAAGCAGCTCAGACAGCTTTGGAACGCTGTCTGGTGTGGGCTTATCTCTTGTGGTCTTGGAACACGTGCTGGTTCCTGGGAAGTAAGGCGTTGGCTGTCGAAGTCGACATCCAGGAATGGATGGCTCAACACAGCCAAAGCTTTGAAGGAGGTTTGCGGGGAGATTCGCGCTGCAGCTCTTGAGCAGCGTCGTTGTCGACTCTCCCCGGGCGCCTACTTCCCAGGAAAGCTTCTTGGGTGGCTTGATCGCAGACTCTCTGTAAAAGGCAAACTGGCCTTCTCCAGGGTTGCCCGCGCACTTCCATGCGCGCCGGAGTCTGTGATTCAAGAAGCTTTGGACCAGCACTTGAGCAGACTCTCCAGCAGACACGTGACACCTGAAATTGCTCTCAGGTCTATCAAGCATCACGTTTCCACACTGCTGAAGGGTGTGTTCCAAGAATGTAACCGGTTTTCCGTGCCTTCGTCGGCTGCCGCAGTGGTCGAATCTGGTCGGGTTGACGGTGGATATAACTCCTTCGTCCAGGGTCTTTGCCGCAAGGCTTGGACCGTGGTCGGCTCGGGTTTGCACCCCGGGGGTGGTCCAATGGACCACAAGGACGAGAGATCCCGACTCGCACACAGATTCGAGCACGCACTCAGCCGCAAGAACCGTGCATTTAGGACACACGAGCATCCTTTGGTCGCCTCCGCTCACCGCAACTGGGTGAGGGCGACTGCCTTGCTCCTTCGGGAGTCGGCGGGTGCTCGTGTTGTCCATCATGCTTCGGTGATTGCGGAGCTGGGGATGAAAGCACGGATCATAACCATCCCGCCGGCATCGTGCTTCGCCAGAGGTGACCTTGTGAGACAGGTCCTCTGGCCAGCTCTGCTCAAGAGAATCCCTCAGATCTTGCCTTATGCGCCTCACACTGAGGAGGGGATTCTTTGTCGTTTGCAGAGTGGCTTCCACCCAAGTAAGGTCTACCTTTCGGCGGACCTCACGTGCGCGACAGATGGGTTTGGACATGATGCGATTGTAGCTGTTTGTGACGGTCTTAGATCTGCAGGTCTCCCCGAAGATCTTTACCGTGAACTCCGAGAGTCCCTCGGAGTTGGCTCCAATCCGCACTATGTCCGTTACCGTTTGTCGCAGCTGAGTGAAAGCGAGGCACGTAGATGCCGAGAACGTTATCCTGTGGTTGAGGGGTGTGTGGAGATACCCAAGGTTCGCGGGTCCCTTATGGGGACGCCTTGTTCGTTCGCGATCTTGAGTCTCCTCAACCACTGGATGAGTGAGGGTCTTGGGCCGCAGCGGATCATTTGCGGAGATGATCTCGCTGCCCTCACTCATCGGGAGAACGTTCCTTCCTACGCCATTCGCGCCTTTGACGTGGGAAGCAAACTCCATGAGGGGAAGTCTTACAGGTCTCGTATAGGCTTTGTGTTCTGCGAAGCTTATGCACTCCGTCAGCCCGACGGAGTGAGCCTGAGGTCGTTCAGACCTCCGTCCCTCAAGGAGTTTGTTAGGGAAGGTAATGGGGTCATGTCGCAGCATTCTGTGGACCCAACATCGTTCAATCGACTTGCACGTTGCGCCCGCACTCTGTACAAGAGGCAGCGCGATAGAGCGATGCGTAAGCAGAGACCCCCCTGTTTGCCTGCCAGCCTTGGTGGACTCGGTCATCCTTGTAAGGGACGACTGTTGGTACCACGCTGGTGCAGAGCGGCACTCAGGGAGTTGTATCTCTGTGAGAATGCTGCGCATAAAGGCGCGCATGACCCAACCGGTTACATACGACCTCTTCTTGTACCTGCGATCCCGGTTGATCGTAAGGCATTCAAGCTGGCCCGCTCTATGGTTGAGCAGAACATTGACCGTAGAAAGCTTGAAGAGCCCCAACCGGGAGATCAGTTTCTCACCGTTAAAGCTGTTAGCACCCTCGTGGCCATGGGTTCCAACAGTGTCTATCTTGCCAACGGTGGGAAGTTCAAGAAGGTTCGTACACAAGATATTTGCCCAGGGAAGCAGAAGTGGCCTAAGCCCCAGTGCGGTTGCATTGGGGGGATCTTGTCCACTCATACGAGGATCCGTACGATTCTCGAGTGGGATAGGAGGTCTCGTGTGGAGATCGGTCACTACTTCCCTGCTGCCTTTTCGGCGCATGCTCGCGTGCGAACACACGCCTACCGGGATGGTGACATCCCGGGAGATGTCGGAGCCTAGAC